CACATCCGCTGTGCAGCCATGAGGGCATTCAGGCTTATTGCTTTCAAAAAAGCCATGTGCAGGGCATTTGTAATCATGATAAACGGCCATGTTTTCTCCTTATCTGGGTATCTAGGTTATCGCGGTGGTAATCATCAGACTTAGGCTTTACGCCAATATTTAATTTGAACTGGTTGCCATCAAACTCAATCAGGTTGCGACGCACCATGGCTTGCTTAGGCTTCTTGCGAAACTCTAAATACACATCGCGTCTGAATCGCATGACAGCCACATCGCCATTTGTCCATTGCTCATAAGCACGATTGACACGGCGTTGCACAAACTCAGTCAACGGATAGGTCTTGCGCTGAAATACATCTCTTAGATGATCTTCTGTTAAACCACAGAGCTCAGCAAAAAGACGAATGGAAATGCCGCGCTTCTTATCGGCGAAGAATTTCTCCATGACTTCCATCATGGCTTCTTTACTGAGGCCCGACACCGAGTGCTTTCAAGTAGTTGTTGATCTGCCGATCCATGATCGGTTCTTGAACAGGCTTTATTGCTTCTTCTTTCCTTGCCCTGGTCATACGCATTTGCATCAACCTTGGCATGAGCTGCTCAGCATAAGCCACGCAAGCAAGGGCTGTGGCAATTACTCGGTCATCCTTATTGCGCCCATAGGCAGCAATGGAGCCTTGGTCGCGCACCACAGACTTCATTTCTTCTAACAAGTCCATGGAGTAGACATTCATCATGCCACGCTCAAAGTAATCCTTAAAGTAATTGAGCATCCGTTCTTTAGAAGAATGCGTGGTCAAGTAACCCAGCGAATTAGACACACCACCTAATGAGTCATTGCGTCTCCAGAGGTAGTGCTGCATGTGGGATAAAACATCATCTAATTGTCTTGCCTTCTTCGGCTCCATCGTCTGCGCCTGTCGCCTCAGGTTACGCATTTCATTAATCACAGCCTGCCCTGGGCCATTCACTTCCAGGTTCAAGGTTGAGTTCTTGTAGGCTCCAGCAAGATAGCAAATGATCCATGCAAACTGGTAGGTATTGATCTCTGAGGTAGCAAACTCTGCAACCTGATCAAGTCCATCCGCATACGCTCGATAGATTTGAATGCAGAATCGATCTGCCCAGTCAGAGCTTCCATACGCTGGGTCTGCTCCAATAACATAGTAGGCGTTATCAATCGGCTCCTCCCAAAGCGTTAAGGTTGCCATCCGCTCCGTACTTTGTATCAACTCCGTATCTTCAAAATACTGACCCATTGAAAAGCGGTAATACCTAGGCAATAGCTTCTTAGCCGCTTTGGCTTGATCGGTACACCGTGTGTGACTAAAGAAACTACTGCCTGTCATGATGAAGGCGTAATCCTCCGTTGGAGGAAACTCTTGATACATCAGCGCTTCATCTTTTAAACCCTCATTGAGCTTCCAGCGCCACCAAGCAATCTGTCTTGTATTGATCTCCACCTGGTAGAGCTTTTTAATCTCTCTTGTCCATTCCTTTTCTTCTGGGCTTAACTTCCCATCCCAATACACCCTATACACATCTGACTTCGGGTCAGCCGCATAAAGCTCATTTCGCCACCAGCCACAAAAGATCGCCTTCTGGGTTCTAGCTTTCTTAGCCACTTGCCACATGTCATGCCACATATTGAAGCCACGAGCCGTGCTCTCAAAGAGATAAAGCCTATTCGGGTTCTTCTCAGCCAAGGAAGCTAGCAAGGAGGCTAATCCTTCCTCATCACCCCAACTCGATGTCTCTGTGCCATGCAGGTAAGTAATTCCCTTGCCACGCCCTAACGAACCCTTTGCTCGCAATCCTGCCACCTGATAAAAGAGCCTTGAACGGTTCTTTAACACCATCTGATTCCTGTTATGCGTCATGAGCGGAATCTTGAACTCTGGCGGCAAGCCATCCATGTACATCGCTAACGTGGTTCTGAACTGATCTCTATTCTCTTCGGTATCCGTTGTTAACGTCCCCTGAAACCCAGGGTTCTTAAAATGCCAGTAAAGGTCTAAGGCAAGTGAGATCGTCGTAATCCCTAACTGCCTGCCTTTCAGAATCACAAAGAAGTGCGTACCTTGATTTAAGCCTTTAGCCACTTCCTCCATGACATAGGTCTGGCTGCCCAATAAACGCTGTCCAAGGCGCTGTATGCCAAGCTCCTTTGTCTCTACCTTCAGTTCCCTACAAAACCTGTAGAAGTGCTGTAAATCAAAGTTCATTGCGTACCTGGTTCATATTCATACTTCATGCAAGGCTTCTCAGCCAATAGGCCATCTCTCATGCAAATCAGAATCTCCTCCTTATCACCTTCCTTTTCTTTGAGTCCAATCGCCTGACTCCATCGACACGTTTCGCAAGAGGGCTTCCAGTCCATACCTTTCCTTTAACCACAACACCGTCTTTTCTTCATCAGCCGTTAAAGAGCGCTCTTTCCTCTCTTTCTCATACCACCTCATCGCTTGGTACGGATACGTCTTATCACCCTCCGTATACCGCTTAATCCAAGCAATCTGAAACTCATGACTCACTCAACCCGCCACACCCTAACACCACCATCCACCTTCCTTGCTGTGAACTTCTTCCCACTCTTTCTCCACTCTCGATAGTTCGCATTACATAACCTACCTAAATCACCATCTTGTACATAGAAACTATCTCCTAGCTCTAATGCTTCGTATGGGTATTTAGCTATCTTTTGCTTCTCAGGTATCTCTATATTCTTTTCTAACGTCACCATAACCGTACATCTCCATATTGTCGATGTACTCATCATACACGCTTCTTATGTTCTCTATGCAACTCAATATGATGCTGTCTACAAAGCCATGAAACAGCAAGCGGCGCTGAGTAATCGGCGTGATGCGCTTCCACTTTCAATTCTCCGCAAACAAAACACGGCTGCCTAACTAATCGACCAGAAAGCAAGGCATCTTTCACGACCCATCTAACTTTCAAACGGTCTTTATTGGCCTGCCACCACTCTCTTTTCTTTTGAGTGGCATAACCAGGGTGAGCCTTGTTCCAAGCCTTTTGATACGCAGCTTTATCAACCGTTTTCTTCTTCCAGTCAGAAGGCTTATTGGCATTTTGCTTGTCTCTATACGCTTTTTGGTAAGCGGATATACAAGTCTTGCAACGAGTCTTTCTTTCGTAAAACTCTTCAGTACCTTTGGTCTTTCCACAACCCGTGCATTCATACATTTCAGATTTCATTGTTATCTCCTAGAAAAACATTTCTAGTATAACTCTGGTTTTCTTGGGGCGGGGATGGTTATGGTGCACTCAAAACCGGAGGCCCCGTCCCATTCGATGTCGCCACAATGAGCGATCTGTGCGGGCTGCGCGTGGCCATGACGCGCCCGATTGACCTTGAGCACATGCCTACTCATGCACTGCGCAAGGGGAAAGGTACGCTCCCGCGCCCTTGTATGGCCATGGCCCTTATCGATAAAATCGATCAAGAGGGGGCGGATAGATAATTACATCAATGGCCCCCGATGATCTTGCGATCATAGGCTCATATACGATCTAATACACAAGACACAATAAGACTACTTATATATATAAGACATCTTACGTTGTGACGTATTACATTAGATCGGTGTCTGTTATGTCATTCTAGTGTGTACGACTAAAGTCTAATACACATGCTTGTTATATATGTCATGCTTCGTATACATCAATTACATTGGAGTATGTGACATGACTAAATTAGAAAACATCATCGCCGTAATCGTCTTAGCGATCATTGCTGGCAGTCTCGTTATTCCCGGCATTGCAGCCTTTGTTATCCACTTGATCTAAATCACTAGGGGCTAACCACCCCTACAACCTTAAACCTATTGGAGCTCATAACATGCGTGGATTTATCTTTTATCGCGGCAAGTCACCAATTGACAATGCACCTATTGTCGGAATAGCAGTCTTAAAGTCTCGCAATGAGAAAACCGGAAACATGGTGCAGACTTTCATACTTAGATCAGATATCCATCCTATGGATGCTATCAAATCAGCTGACGATGTCAGCATATGCGGCAGCTGTATACATCGCGGCAATGATCAGGCTAAGCGGACATGCTACGTTGATGTTGGCAAGTCTGTTAGTCAGATTTATAAAGCTTTCCGCCGTGGATCATATCCGGACATGTCACGCGATCTTAGCCATGCTGCCGCACAGCTGAAAGGTCGCAAGGTCAGACTAGGGGCCTATGGCGACCCGGCCATGATTTCAGCTGATACATGGTATGCACTGTTAGAACATGCGGCAGATTGGACGGGATATACCCACCAATGGACGCAAGCTTTTGCGCAAGCACATCGTGAGCTATGCATGGCATCAGCTGATTCGATTGAGGATCGAGACTTAGCCCGTGCTATGGGGTGGCGTACTTTCCGGGTTATCGCAATCAATGCGGCACCTAAGCTTGATCGGGAGATCTATTGCCCAGCGTCTCCCGAAGGTGGTAATCGTAGGCAATGCATTACCTGCGCAGCATGTGACGGAGCACTTAAACCTGAGTCAGTATCCATTGCCATCGTTGCCCATGGCAAATCAGCTGCCCACTACGTTTAATAGGATTAAGGCAATGAGACAAGCTTTTATAGACTGGATCATTGCCGCTGCCTTTGGCATTGCCTTAGGTGCGGCAGTGTTTTTCTACCTGTGAGATATCAATATGACCATTTTAAAAAACAATGAGTACGGCATTGCTGCCCAGGTCTATCAGAACGCTCGAGGGCAATGGGTCGTTCGTCTGATTGACACTGACGCTGACGAAATACTGCCCACCCTGAAGCTTTTCGAGACTGAAGACCAGGCCCTTGCCTTTGCTCGAGACTGTATCGCCTAACCCGCTCGCGAGTCCCTAACCTAATCGGAGATATCACTATGATCGCAATGACAGCACGTAAATCAGGACGATGCGCACGCACTGGCAAAACCATCAAGCCAGGTGATGCCATTCTCTGGAGTCCGCGCACGAAGCGCGCAACGCTAGCCGGTGTTGACACCATCGGTATCGGCGGCAAAACCTACTACCGAAACCGTGCAGGGCGTTGTGAAGATGCACCCTGCTGCGGTTGCTGCACGATTTAAACCCGCTCACAAGGCCCTTAAACGGGCCTACAAGCCACTTTTACCTACTTACTGGAGTCAACCTACATGGACGATAAACAAATCCCTCTATGGGTCTCTTTATTCAATTGCCAAATCCATCCTCAAGACTGGTGCATACCAGTCGAGGACGTTTGGAGACGGGCAGGGTGGAAACCACCATCTAGAGAATGCCCTCAAACAATGGCTAAGCAGCAGAGCTTCCGCACCTGGATTGTGACGCTACCCGCCAGTGAGTCCCAATCGATACCTCAATTACCCGCGCAGGAGACCCATCATGGATGACGCATTGAAGATTAAAGCCTATGAGCTATTGATCGAAGATCAACAAAAGCAAATCAAGGAACTGATTCACTTAGCCGAT